CTGATTTTGCGCCGCTTGATTGTACTGCGGCGTCTCCGAGCGCTGCGCGGTGTTGAACCCCGGCATGTTGGGCATCGACACCTGCTGCCCGGAGATGAGCGCATTGATTTCGTTCAGCGACCAGCCGCGCTGCTGCAACTGCTCGGCAATCTGCTGCTGGCGCAGTTGATTCTGGTACTGGCTGGCCTGCATCTGCTGGCTGAAGTCCTGCTGCCCACCCTGCATAGCCTGCTGGAACCCCTGCTGCTGCGCCTGATTGCCGAAGCCAGCGCCCGCCAGTTGATTCTGAAAACCGGCCTGCCCCAAGCCAAGCATCTCTTGCATCTGCTGCTGCCGCTGGGCGTTGCTGAACTGCCCGCCGCCCAACGACTCTTGATACCGCTGCCCACCAAGCCCAAGTTGCTGCTGCAACGCTTGCTGCGACGCCTGATTGGCGAACGCGCCCTGCTGCCCGCGCTCGCCGAACTGCTGCTGCCGGGCCTGCGTGTCCATGCCGAACATGCGCTGCGCTTCCTGCCCGGAGCCGATGGTGGCCTGATACTGCGCTTGGCGCATGGCATCGCCCTGCGACTCGCGCATCTTCTGCATCTGCGTGTCGTAGCCGGCATCGCCCTCCTGCAAGCCCTGATTGTAAAGCTGGGTACGCAGCGCGTCGGTCTGCCGGGCCTGTTCTGGCAGCGCGCGATCAGCCCACTGACCGTAGATCGCGTCGTTAGCCTGCTGCGCGTAACGCTGCGACGGATCGACCTGCTGCAAGCCTTCGGTCGAAAGTCCGCGCTGCACCTGCTCCGGTGAATACTGGCCCTGCGTCGGACCCTGCCCGTACTCTGTCATGCCACCCGTGCCGTATGTCGGCGCGTTGACCTGCCCTTGAATCGGACCACCCTGTACCCGCCCCGGAGCGTTGACAGCGCTGCCGCCCTGCTGGAACCCGCTCCAGTCCATCGCTGGGCCGAACTCAGACGCCGCGCGCCCCATCATCGACTCACCCAACTCCGAGCGCCCAGCCGTGAGCCCCATCTGCGCGTCGAGCGCACGCTGCGCGTCAGGGCTCAGGTTAGTGGTCTGCGTCCAGCGGTTCAGGTACTGGCCCGTGGTCGGGTCCCACTGCGGCGTGTTGCCCCACGTCTGCGAACCCCACGGGGTCTGCTGATCGGGACGATTGGCCCACGTCTGCTGCTCGGTGATGTCCCGGCTGGCAGCAGCCTGTTCCTCTGCGGCCCCGCGATAGTCGGGCGGCTTCGGTGCTGACTTGCTCACGTTCCCCCCTTCCTGCGCAGCTTCTCGATGTACTTGTTCATCTTCGCATTGACGAAGCGATTGCTGGGATCGAAGCCGCCGCCGTACTTGTCCTGATAAGCCATGTAGGCGGGAGCCTGCGCCTTGCGCCCGGATTTTCCGTAAGGACTTCTCAGGTCCTGATACGCCCGCCACTGTTCGATGCCGCCGGGCGGCGGTGCCAGACCACCACCGGGCAACTGCTGCTGCGCCTGTTGATTCTGGTGACGCATGCGATCGCCCATGTAGCCCGTCACGTGCCGCAGCATGTCGCCGGGGCCACTATAGCCACCGGCCTGCTCACGATACCGTGGGAACGGCGTGGGTGCGCCGCCCGCACCCGGTTCAGGGATCAACCCCGGCGGCTGCATCGGTGACTGCGGGGGCTGCTCCTGCATCGGTGAGGACTGCAACGACTGCGCGCCGCCCGGCAACTGCGGCTGCTGCGGGTTGTAGCCCGGGGGTGGCTGTGCTGACATTCCCATAATCGACTCCTAAGCCGCTGTCCGTGTGCGCTTCTGTTCAACGTCGTGGATCGGGCACTCTGAGATGACCATATCAACACCTTCATCCCAGCCGTTGACGATCCTGTACTTCTCCACGAACCCGTACAGCTTGATGAGCCGCAGGGCGCGCTCGATATTCGATGGCGTCACGCCGACCGCCAGCTTGCGGCCATGCTGCCGCAGGTACTTCTTGGCCTCGGCCCATAGCGGCAGTGTGCACTTCGCATCCAGCAGTGTGAAGTGCAACTGCGCCGAGCGCGGGGTCCAGTAGTCAAAGCCGACCATGCCCATGATGCGATCGCCGTCCAGCGCCACGATGCCGCTGAAGTCGCGCGTCGGCGTGTACGACAGCTTCTTGCACAGCCACTCAAGATGGAACGGCTCTGCGGCCTTGAACTTCACAGCAACCCCCCGCTGTTGTAGGCGATGTCCGTGCCGATGTAGACAGTCGGCCCTGACGACTCACCGCGCAGCACGACTGCGACGTGACGCCCGGTGCCGACCGCGCCACGACTCGGCTGATCGACCGTATAGCCGCCGCCCCACAGGGACACATCCCACTGCCCAATGTCCCACAGCCCGATGTTGGTGAAACCCGGGGACGGTGACTGGTAGATCGCACTCAGGTCGAAGTCGTAGCGCGCCTCGACCAGATAGGTAGGCTGTATCTCGGCTATGAACTGCGGACGCAGCAACTGGACCCGCTTGAACACCCCCGGCTGCTGCATGTTGTTGAAGGTGGTCTGCATCTCCCACTGCACCGACTGCGCCGTGGCCCCATCGTCAGCCAGCAGCACGTTGTCAGCGTAGCCAGTGTACTCAAACAACTGATTGTCGCGGGTGCCGAAGTAGAACCTGCCGCGCCACGCATCACCCGACAACATCGGCACGCCGCTGAAGGTGCACCAGCCGCGCGTGGCGAAGTTATAGACAAACTGAACGTGTTCTATTTCCGGTCGCTTGGGTGTCAGCACGATCAAAATCTGCGCGCGCGGGTGCGTCTTGATCTCCCAGCCGAACTCCTCCAGCGTGTCGTTCATGTAATTGTTCAGGCGCGGGTTAATCAGGTGCGAGATAGACGCCTGCTCGTCGGTCGCCGGCAAGCCCGAAATCAGCTTGCTCATCTGCATCAGACCGAAGGTTGACAGCACCAGCAGATCACCACCGATGTCGCTGCCGAGCCGGCGACCGCGCGCCACCTTGCCGATCCACCAGCTACCGCGCATGGAGAAGGTGTTACCGCCCGTATTGGACGGATCAGTGCCCTGATACACGATCACGTCGCCGGCCTCGCTGACGCCCACAAGGTAGTCGTCCACACCTGCGCCGCCGTCCAGCGTCCAGTTGTAGAGCGCCTTCAGGAAGCCGCCATACTTGAACTTGTTGCCGAAGTTGAACGCAACAGCCAGCCCGGTGATCTGCCCGACCGGCAGATACCACGCCTGCGTTGAATCCTTCTCGATGAACCAAACACGATTTTTCCAGACGGTCACGAAGTCCACATTGGCAGGGTCAACACCAGTGACTGAGCCACCGCCGCCACTCGGCACCTTGGTCCACGTGTTGGTGTTCTGCGCGTAGGTGTAGTAGCCGTTGTCCAGATCGCAGACCAGCAGGTACTGGTCCGACGTGATGTTGTAGTGGTGCCAAGAGCACCAGCCGGCGCGCGCGGTCTTGATGGCGAAATTGACTACCTTGACCGGAGCCGCGCCCTGCACCGTGCAGTCGTAGATGCCATCGGACGTAGCCACGAACAGCTTGTTGGTCGTGGTGTCCGTCGAATCGGAGTTAAACGGGATGATCGTCTTGATGCCGTCGCCCAGCGGAACCGGCGGGCACCATTCCTGATAGCCATGACGGACATGCAGCCCGAACTCCTGCGGGATCATGTTGATGAGCCGCAGCGCCGCCATCGGATCGCCGGAAGCCGCGCCCGAAATTGCATCGAGCCCACGCTGCGGTGCTGGAATAAATCCAGCTTGCAGCGTTGCCTGCTGTGGACGCTTGAAGCGACCGACAACTTCCTTCGATGAGGCTGGCAGGGCCATCAGCTACCGAACCCCGTCTGCGGCACGTTGCTCTGGTCTAGGAACTTGGTGCCTAGGTTCAGCGGCCCGTTCAGTGACAGCTTCGGTGCCGACGTGTCCTTGCCGATCCACGAATCCAGCGCCACAACGAACTCATCCTGCGCCTTGCTAGTGTCGAAGCCCTTGGCCGTCAGCCATGCCAGCTTCAGCCTTTTCAGGAACAGGATCGGCTCAAACAGCACGATGTCGATCGACTGCGTGACGTTATCAGTATAAGCGGGCTGGTCCGGCGGCGACGTTCCCTCGATGGCCCAGCCGCGCGAGATGTACTCAAAGCGGATCGGAATGCCAACCGCCGGCGGTTGCGGCCACAGCGTCAACAGCCCCTGCTGCACGCGGAACCACGCATAGATGGTGATGGTGTAAAGCTGCGACGCCTCAAGGTACGACCACCACTGCGCGGAAGCCGGGCCCAGCAGTGGATAAGCGGCCCCGGGCGGGCCCTGCTGCCACTGCGTCTGGTCGATCATGTAGCCGAAGTCATCCGGCAACGGGTAATCGCCCGTGTCGCCCGGCGCAGTGGTGAACTCATACGACGCGACCAGCTTCTGCCACGCATTGTTCTGCACCAGTTCCTGCCCGCACTCAGTGACCAGCGTACACAGCAACTGGATTGACGGGTCGGGATCGCTGTACGGGTCAGCGATGTCAACAGAACGCAGGTTCAGGCTCCGCTGAGCCCGGTTCACCAAGCTGCCTGCTGTCTCGTACCGTGTCAATCCAGCCATGACTGCTTACCTCTTGCGCTTCGGCTTGCCCTTCGGCTTACCCTTCGGCTTCGCCGGCGCGTCCGGTATGTCGGCCAGCGGCGGCACCTTGGGCAGCGGCGTGCCCTTCAGGTCCGCGATGATGCGCGCCTGATCCGCGATTGCCTGTTCCAGCGCGTCGATGCGATTGTCGCGGGCTTCAAGCTGCGCCTGCATCTTGTTGACCGGAGCCTGCAACGCCAGCGCCGCTACGAAGTCGGCTGCCTTTTTCTTGAGCGAGTGGCCCATCGGGATTTTGACAACGTAGGTGTCAGCCAGCGTCGCCAACTGCTCGACGGTGAAGATGTTGATGTACTTCAACTCCTCGACCAGCGCACCCGAGAGCCCCGGCCACAGCGACAGCGGCGTGCCGTTATGCGCCGGCTGCTCGGCCTGCTGCTTGAAGCGAGCGTACTGCTGCGGGAAGCGCATCCGATCGTCGGTCAGTTCGTTGCCGGTGCGCTGCACACGACGATCTGCCGCCGGGTTGCGATCGCCCGGGATCATAATTCTGACGAACTCGCGGTCGCGGAAGCACTTGCGCCCTTCGGCCAGCGTGCGTTCCTTGTCCTCCTCGGTGCGCGTGTAGAACACCACGCCGAGCCGATCGTCGCCAAAGCGCGGATTTTCCGCGTTTTCGGCCTGTTCCTCGATGGTCATTTCCTTCATGTCGTTTTCCTTTTATGGCGGGCTGAAGTAACCGTAGGACACCAACACCCGCGAGTTGTTGCCCTGAACACCAATGTAGATGGTGTCAATGATCGCCGGAAAATCTGTGGCGTTGCGGAACGCCACGATCCACGTGTTGATGGCAGCCTCCAGCGTCACCATGTTGCTGCCCTCGAAAATCTTGACCCCTCGGTTCCATTCCCAATCGACCCCATCCGGGGTGCGCGGATTGCCGAACCCATCGCCCAGCAAGAAGCCAGCGCTCATGCCGTCCCCACCGGAGCAGCCGACAATCGCAGCGTGCCGCCGATACCGCGCTGCGACACGAAGTAGTTGTAGATGCCCGGTTGCGTCACGTTGTACCAGCCATTCGTTGCATTCCAGCCGAGCA